CATCTGAAGCATTGTTATAATTGCAGCATCACCTTGACCTCCAGTTGCATCTACTACAACAAACGCATCATTGTACATTGTGGCATATTGATAGGCTATTGCGCCTATGTCATCACCAAGTTTCTTTCCGACATATTCAGCTACTTGCTCAATTATAGGCATATCATTTTCATCCCTTCCGTCCATGTCTATAACCTCTATAGCCGTTCTATCGGCAGCAGTTCCCCTAGATGGGTCAAGAGCCAAAATGTATCTGTGACCTTCAATAGGCTGTTTCCAAAACCATGTTTCTTCAACAAGCGGGTCCTTATAGTCTTCAAGTGGCTCCCTTACATTAAGCTTGTCTTGCATTTCAATGTATTCTGGAGCAATAACGTTATCGCTAGAACCCATGAATGAAACATCAAGCTCTTGTGCAATTTTCATTGAATCATTGTTGAATGATTTGCACATCGAATCATACCAAGGTGACATCGGCTTCCAGCCATCACGTTCTAGTTTTCTCCATTTTTCCTCATCATATTTAATAGTACCAGTCTGGTCAAGCGTTTCTTCTTCTATGACTTGAACCTCACCAGTTTCTTCGTTTTTCTTGGTCCATGTAAGAAACTTGTTGTATCTAAGGTCTTGATACCATTTGAATTCAACTGCATGATAGTTATTCTCTTTTGTAAGGGCTTGTCTGTATGTATTATAATACAGCTCATCCTTACCATTAGGGGTTGACACCATCACAATCTTAGCCCTATCGCCATATGAAGAAGTTGCAGCCACAGCAGAAGAATATACTGCTGGGCCATTCTCAATAAATGCTGCCTCATCGAATATAAGAATTGATACGGCTGATATACCACGAGCCGCATTCTCACCAGAAGAACGTGCATATACAGCACATCCGTTGAATAATTGTAATTCTGATTTACTGTTCTTGATGAATATGTCCTTTACATTCTTTGGGTCTTTTGGGTCTGGTGAATAATATTCATTACCCCAATACCAACGTGGAACTTGCATTAGGAATTCACGAATCTTGGTCACAAGCTGATTAGCAAGGTCAAGCTTATTACCAATACACAACACTGTTTCTGGCTGGTCCTTGTCAGCAAGTGCCATCTGTGCGGCAACCCAAGCAGATGTCACTGTCGTTATACCAGCCTGTCTGTGCTTGATTGCAATCGACCTACCATGCTCCGCAATACTATGAAGAAATGCCTTCTGTCTAGGGAAAAGCATAAACTGAGTCCTTTTACCAGCATCAGCATTAAACGTACTTAAATACTTTTCTATGAAATATATCCTAGACTTGTCAGCATAAGACATAGCATATTCTTTCCTTATTTCATTTACATCTACCATAAACATTAATTTTTTTATGAATTATTGCACCCCTTCACTAGTTTTCTCTGTAATACTTCCTTCTCCGTTGCAATTCAAGATATATTCCTTACCACCAATAACAGCAATCGCTTCTCCGTTCTCATTGAAATCAGTAACACTGTCTGCCCATTGTGGTAATACATACCCTATATTATTGTTATGTAATTTATTCAAATCTAAGAAATTAACTTTACCGTTCTTCTCTAGCCTAATGCCAAAATTCCCAGTTTTTTCCTTATTGTATATGTTGTTATCTGATATGTATTCACCAGTATTAATGTTTCCAATACGAACTTCGGGTTCCTCAGTCTCTAAACCTTTGTTAATTAAATAATAATATCCATTATCACTAATTTTAATAATTATATAAAACCAATCATCAAATATAGGCTCTCCATTTTCGTTCAAAATATTACTAATCGGCATCGTTTCATCGCCATTAACATATTTAGTAACCTTTATAGAATTATCACTCTCAATACTAATTCTATCATAATTAGCCCTTGATATAAAACCATGTTGAATATAATTGTATAGATTAACACCATCTTCATAAGTCATTTTCATTATTCCATCATGATATCTATGAAAATCATCAACATAGAATATAATATTGGTTGGCCATCTCTTCAAAAGAACGTTACACTTATCATCAACCAAATTAAAATGTTCTCCATCTGAAACTATAATCAATTTATCTTCCCGTTCAACGTCAGTAGAATATAATGCTTTGTCAAAAACATATGAAAGTGTTGACAAATTAAATATATTACGTCTAGTGTCACCAATTTTGCATACTACAGCATTACCCATTGGCTTAAGTATTCTTGTAACCCATCTAGGTAACAAAAATGCAGGCTTGCCATCTACCATTGCGAGCAAATTATGGTAACGTGTACCAGTTGAGCCATCAAACACATCATATAGTTTTCCTGGTATTAATGCTTTATATTGGTCATAAAAATATGTTTCAACATATCCTTCTAAAGTTCCACTAGAATAGTTTCCGAAATCATGATTATAGTATTTACCATTTTGGCTAAAGAATTCATTTTTCTCTGCATCATATAATATATTAGTATCATCATTTGGCGTGTCATAACATTTATATTTGTCATCATAATATTCTTCAATATAATAGAACCAATCATCTGACTCTAGCCTTTCTAGTTCAAGATTAACAATGTTATACATTCCCTTAGAATTAGTTACTATTGAAATATTATGAGTATAATCATTTTCTACTTTAACAATGTCCCATTCTGAAAAGAATAAGTCCCCTCTAACGCTCAAGAAATTATATCTTCCATCCTTCTCTACTTTTGTTAGCAAATTACTGTCATTAAAACTATTAACCACATCAAACCATTCTTCAACTGGTGCATCATATAGAATCCCTATCGGCTCAGCAATCGAGAAAAAATTATTTTTTCCACCTATTTGGACAACACACATCATATCTGTACCTAAAGTATAGCTGTTTATATAATCAAACCACTCATTTTCTGGCTTGTTCCATAACAGATTAAAGTTTTCATCTATAATATTAAGTTTAGTGTTCTTATCAATTATGAAAAAATCTTTACCATCGGCATTTAATGTTTCAATCCTCTCTGGCCATTTTGTGACATTTGTACCCTTAAAAACAACATTACCATCATATGTCAGTATATTACAATAATAGCGATTACTAACATATAAACTAAAAATAGCGCCTTTTTTAGTCTTATATCCTATTGATGTTGGCCACTCAGTAAATGGTGCATTATACAATAATCTACCGTCATACGTTATTAGGTTTTCCTTATTTCTTAACTCTATTCTAAATAACTTACTATCATACCCATTAAACGGTTCAATATCTGTAAACCAAATTTTTGACAGCAATTCTCCGTCTTCTTTCACAATGTTTTTATAATTTTTTGCGAATGTTACATTGTATTCATCAATCCACTTTAAATGTCTTTTAATCGGCTCTGGTATTTCAACACCGTTTTTTGTATAATTTTCAACAACTTCATTTAATGAGTACATTGTGCCTGTTTTACTATCATATACTTTCAAAGTACCATCTCTCTCTATTATGTAGCTGTTGGAGTCAGTAAGACTTTTTTGCCAGTTATAAGCCCAATTTTCAAGCATAAGCCCTTTTCCTGGGATAAAATAATTCATTGTGCTATTATTTAAAACAAGTCTAAATAATGTGGTTTCACCGATATTATCAACTTGTATGTTATTACACCATAAATTATCTGGAAGTATGAAATTGCAATCAGTGTCCATGATATTCATTCTTCTTGTTCCATCTTCACACCAAACAGTTGCCATCAAAAGTACATTAGGAAAATATTCCTTAAAAATGTTCCATTCGTAACTATACATCCAGAAGCCTTTTTTAGGTATTATCCATTTTCCATCTTGTTCTTTTACAATGGTATAATTTTTATGAGGCTCGCCTTTTCTAAGTATTAATATTACGTCATCTTTTTTATATTTAATAAAAAATGTATCATTGTCAGCATCTACAACTCCTTCGTTCATTTCGTCAACAAACTCTTGCAATTCCTCGTCATAATCACGCTCCACTATTCCGAATTCGCCAAATACATCAAAAAACTTCTTTTTAAGGAGTTTTTCTATTCCTTTCTTATCAAATGACTTATCAACTTCTGTACCACCGTATATATTTGTAAATTCAGGTATCTTATCTTGAGCTCCATGATTCCAACGTGTATTTGACGCATGCAGTTTACCTTCTGGCGTAATAAATACCCACACCATTGACAATCCATACTCATCATAAGGAGAATACTCATTAAATGGAGGGCATTCACCATCTCCCCATTTTTTATAGGTATCTTTATTTAATAACAAGAAACATTTGTTTCTACCGTTATCAGTAAATCTTTCACCGTTCCATGTGCCTTCACCAGTTGTATAGCATAGTCTTCCATAATCATGGTTTTTTCCAGGAGAACTTAACCTTCCCCATTTATGCGCCGTGTTAAAATCTGTGATTGGGATTATCTCATATGGAGTGTTCCCATCATATTCTTCTCCGTCTACTGATATACCACTTCTGTCAAGCTCATCCAACAACGGCTTATATTTTGAAACAAGAGATTCAAAATCATCCATTTGTACAGTCTTGTCATAATTGCATACTGCTGAAGGAGTAACACCTTTCTTTATCTCAAAGTTCCACATGTATGATAATGTGTCTTGAAGAAATTTCTGCTTGTCATTATTAGTCGGACAATTAGGATATCCAAGTTCACTTGTCAATATGTTAGCGGCCATTGGTTCATATTTCCTTATCTTTCCGTTTCCAGACATGTTTGCATGGAAAAACTTATCAACTATCTTGTTTTCTATTACATAAGCCTCATAAGGATTTATTCCTATGACATTATTCTTAATTATATCTACAGTTCTTTCAATTATCTTCTGTTTATCCTTACTCCACCCTTCAGTAATCAGTTCACCTTTTCTTTTTGATTCTTCTTCAAAAATGTCTTGGCCCTTAAGAACTGCAAGATAGTCAACACTGCCTTTCTTATTGTGTATTTCCCTTACATCTATTTTAGGGTCATGGCTAAGTCTTTCAAATATTTTCCCAATATGCTCTTTGTTACTTCTAGTAGCATCCCAACTATACAACGAGCCAAATTCATATACCATCTTAGTATATATCTTTGTACCCAAACCTAAACGTTGTATGTCTTTAGCCAATGATATATGAAGATTTAGTGATTTGCCTCTTTTCCCATCAACTTCAATACCAACAAGATACGCAATAAGCGATACAAGCATTGTTGGTATTTCAACACCTTTTATGGTTAAGATAAGTTCCTCTCCTTTTCCACCAATAATTCTACCTTCATTGAAATCAATATTGTCAACTGTTGCGTTTTCTATTAATTTAATGTAGTCAACATCATCAGAATTGTTTTCCTCAATGACGTTTTCTTCCTCACCATCTATTTCAAGCCCATCCAATTCAGCTGCCGTGAAATATGAATCAGCTATCACTGACTTATCCATATTCCTAGCATTTATCCTGTTTGAAAACTCTTGATAATCTGAATCGCTTTGTGATGTGTTTATAATATCACCTATAATCTGTTTTCCAGTTTCAGTGCTAGCAAGGATTTCCCTTACGGATGAATTGAACTCATCTGTAGGCAATTTTATAAGATTAGTAAATGCATATGGTATTAGATTGCTGTCTCTTATGTCACCAAAAATCATGTCCCATAAAGTAGGGCCGAATCTCATGTCCCAAGGTTCTGCAAGTATATAATCTGCTTTCTTTATTACATACATAGCTTTACTCTTGTCACCAGGCAAACCATGTGACGAGAATAATTCAAACATACCCTTAATAGCTTCTTGCAATAATAACGGGAATATAATGCCTTGCGCTTCTATCGTTGACCTGTCACCATCAGAACCAAGATGGGTTTCAACATAGGAACCTTGCATTGGCTTCTTATCATCAAGTTTCTCTTGTTTTGTGAACAAAAGATAATCGTTTATGTATAATATTCTTTTATATAACGTAATCAAATGTGGGTTCAATTTTCCCAAATCAGCATATGCAACCTCATCACTTGATAATGCGACATCAAGCATTCTCCTTGCCCCGCCTTGTATAAGCGAGTTTATAAACCTTCTTTTTTCAACGGCTTTGTTTGAATGGTCAATGTCAGCAATATCCTTAAAACTGTATTTTAAGTCTTCATCTGACTCTGGGGTTATTCTTGGGGAGTTCTTAAACTTTACAGTACCAACAAGTTTAAACGTCATATTGACAGTACCCTCTGGTATTGCAAACAATCTGTTAATTGAGTTTTCAGCAAGCTTCTCAAGAGAATCCTTTATAGGCTCCTCAAGTTCCTTACACTCAGTAACTAATGAACTTAATTCACTCATCAATGAATCTTCATCAAGTTCACCAACAGTTCTTTTAATATGAAATGAAACGCTATCGAATCTTTTTTTAAGAATCATATAATCAAAAGGATATTCGCCTATCTTTGGGAACGCTTCATTATCCCCCAATGAGGTTTTATGGTCTTTAACCATCCTAAAAATAAAGTCAGGCAAAAGACCATACTCCTTGATACTACGAATAGAAGCTTCATTGATATAAACTTTCTTCATTTAAATACTCTTTAAAAACTTTGTTAGTTCATTCTTTGAAAAAGGTACAGAATTCCTTCTTAATTCAACAATTCTAGACTCATTTGTAGACGTACCATTATTTCCATTATCCTTTGTAAACGTAATCTGTGTATCGTCTGCATTCTGGTCCTTTGTTATTCTCTGAGCTTGAGCAAGCTGTTTACCAGTAGCATTTACTGGCACTTCAAGTTTAACGCCTTCACCAGTGCTAGCGTCATTCTGCCCATCAATCTTTCCAGCGTCCGCTGATGCAGAATTGACACCAGGGTTTCTATTCATAAGCTGCTTTGCCTTCATTTGGGCTTGCTGAATTCCGTTTGCCGTGCCTATGTTGGCATCAATGCCATTTTCTTCTTTCAATAGTATTTCGCCCTTCTTTAATAGCTTTCCTTCGCCAATGCGAACTAATTTATCATTCTTTTTAACAAAAGTTTCCATATGCAATTATTTTATATATAAATATTAACAAAACATTAAAAAAAGGACACCCTTACGAGTATCCTTTTTTCAATTTAAATTAGTATGGAGATACAAAAGGTAGACTTTTGTTATCTCTTTGTCTGGAATTCAATTTTTTACCAGGTCTTTTAATACCATTGTCTTTTTTCTTGTCCATAATTGAATTCAATGTTTCATCAATTATTCTAGAAAAACTGAACCTTGATTCTGGCATCATACCATCTTCATCAGAAGAATCATCAACCATGCTTTTAGCATATTTCGTTACAGCTGCCTTATCTTCAATTGAAAGATTGTTTATGATGTTGGTAAGTTCATCGTCCTCTGGGTTTCCACCAGCGTCATCTGGACCACCCATATCATCTGGACCAGTACCTCCCATATCGTCTGGACCACCCACGTCATCTGGACCGCCAGCCATTGGGTCTTCTCCACCCATGTCATCTGGACCAGGGCCTCCCATATCGTCTGGACCACCCATATCATCTGGACCACCAGCCATTGGGTCAGGACCCATATCCATTCCAGAATCATCCATTGGAGGCATTGGACCATCATCCATCATATCACCGCCAAGGTCTTCTTTTGGTATTTCAAGTTTAGTCGGTCTTTCTTCAAATACGCCTTCTGTTATCTTTTTTTTTTAAACGGTTATAAGCCTCAGCTATTGCATTATCAACCGCTTGTGGGTCAATATTGAATGGAGAGCCATCACCAATCTTTTCTCCGTAAGGATTGTCATTTCTAACAGAATCATCATTCATATCATAATAGCCTGGGAATTCTTGCATGTCCTTTGGAGGAAGTTCCATAACC